ATCTGCCGGCATCTCTTCAAAGTGACCGCCACCGCGATCTTCTCCGCTGATCCGGTCCACGAAAAGACCTGGCGTATAGACGCCATCCCCTGGTCTGCGGAGAACCCAGAGGCATTTGCTGGCCTCCACAACTACGGCAAGCGGATCATGGTGCTCTGCGATGAGGCCTCCGCGATTGATGATGTGATCTGGGAAGTCCTCGACGGCGCCACGACGGATATGAACACTCAGATCATCTGGATCGTCGCAGGGAACCCTACGCGGAACGCAGGTCGCTTCAGGGACTGTTGGGATAAATTCGGGGCGGATTATTGGGAGTCCCCCGGCCGCTCCCGCGAGCCAAACCCCTACGGTACATGGCATTGCTACAAGGTCAACGGCTGGGACTCAGCGCTCTCTAATAAATCCTTGTATCGCAAGTGGCGCTCGTCCTGGGGCGAGGAGAGCGACTTCTACCGCATCCGTGTCCTCGGCGAATTCCCCAATGCCTCCACAACCCAGCTCATCCCGCTCGAGATTATCCAGACTGCCGGCGTGCGAGAGGTGCAGTCGTTCCATTGGGAGCCCCTCATCCTGGGCGTTGATATCGCGCGTTTCGGCAACAACGAGACAGTCGCGCAATTCCGCCGCGGCCGAGACGCTCGCACAATGCCCGCTGCCCGCTGGCGTAATCTGCCTGTGGATCAGACGGCTGATCGAATTGCGGCGCTGATCTCTCAATTCTCCCCTGATGCGGTCTTCATCGATGAAGGAGGTGTTGGTGGTGGTGTGGTTGACTTCCTCCGCCGGCTTGGCCACAGCGTTATCCCTGTCAATTTCGGGGTCCCTGCCTCACAAAACCCTGCAGGAACCTTGGTTGCAAATAAACGGGCAGAGATGTTCGTCATGTTGCGTGATTGGCTCTCATCCGGCGGATGCGTTGACCCCTCGGGTGATCTGTCGGATCAGCTTATCTCCATCGAGTATCACTACAACAAGAAACAAGAAATTCAACTGATGTCTAAAGAGGACATGAGGTCGATCGGCAAAGATTCCCCCGACTGGGGTGACGCTCTCGCGTTGACATTCGCGTACCCTGTCTCGAAGCGGAACGAGAGCGCTGGCGCCGGGAAGATGAAAGTCGATTATGACCCTCTTGGCGACGAGGCTATGCCGGGCTACCGCGCACCCTCCCGACCGATGGTCTATTCCCAGTTTGGTGGCGATCCAACGAGGTTCAACTGATGGGCTTCATTCCTCCCCTCGCGGCGCTGGCCGCAGGGCTCTCCGGAGCCGGAGCTGCTGCAGGTGCGACCGCGGCGGCATCAGGTGTCACGGCCTCAATCCTTGGTGGGAGCGCCGCCTCAACTGCTCTCGGCGCCGCGTCTGCCGGTCTCGGTCTCGCCACCGGGATCAAGTCCCTCGTTTCCAATCCGAAACCTCCCTCAGTCCCGCAGGTTCCAACTTTACCAAGTATCGGCAATGCCCGAGGCGGCACCAATTCCGCCCTCGCAGCCATCTCCCCAGGCTCTGTCCTTGGCGGCACAGCCACCGGCTCCTTCTCCGCTCCGAGCGGCGGATACAAAACCTTGTTAGGCGGATGATCCTCGCAGCCTTCATAGCCGGCCTTCTCCTTGGCGCAGTCCTCATGTTTGTGGGGATTGTGTTCTACGGTGTCTGGCAGGAAGGGAGAGGCCGTGGCGCTTGACCTCCGCAAGCTAGCGGCTACGCCTGAGGGCAAGAACAAGCTCGTTGGCTTGCAGCAGTACTGCTCCGCGCGGCTCGAAACAATGAGGGGATACCGTATCTCATGGTGGGCTAATTGGGCCCAGCTCGCCGAGATGTTCCTGCCCCGCCGCTACCGCTGGTTCGTCACCCCTAACCAGTACAACCGCGGTGCGCCGCTCAACCAATCGATCAAGGATGAGACTGGCGTGCTCGCCGCTCGTATCCTCTACACGGGCCTCCTGAGCGGCTTGACGTCTCCGACGAAGCCCTGGTTTGGCCTTGCCCTCGCCGATGAGGATGAGCTCGAAGAGGGCCCTGCCCGGACCTGGCTCGATACCTGCACCGAGCGGATGCTCGAGGTCATGGCTGGGTCGAATATCTATCAGATGCTCGGTCAAGCCTATCATGACGACGTGGTTTTCGGCTCCGCGCCGATGATTATCTACGAGCATCCGACTCGGATCATATCTTGTTACGTTCCGGAGGCCGGGGAGTATTTCTTTGCCCTCGACAACTTCCTCGAGGTCGATACGCTCTACCGGGAGTACACCTATACGATCTCCGAGCTTGTCAAAGAGTTCGGCATGGACGCGCTGAGCGAGAGCGCCAAGACCGCGGCTCGGTCTGCCTCGAGCCAGGAACAAGAAGTCGTTGTCTGCCACGCGATCGAGCCGAATAAGGACGTCTACATCGCTGGGGCCTCTATCGGTCAGATCGTTCCTCAGAAATTCAAATTCCGCGAGGTTTATTGGGAGCGTTCGTCTGCCGGTGCGGGGAACCAGCAAGGTTCCCACATCCTCCGGGTAGGTGGGTATAACGAGCAGCCCTTCGCTGCGTTCCGCTGGGACGTCTCGGCAAATGACCCCTATGGCCGCTCCCCCGCGATGGATGCCTATCCCGCTGTCCGACAGCTCCAAGTTGAGCAAGTCCGTAAGGCCGAGGCCATCGACAAGCTCGTCCGCCCCCCGATGGCTCTGTCGGGATGAAGAACGAGCCGATGGACATAACCGCCGGCGGGCTCACCTTCGTCGTCAATCCTCAGGCCGAAGGCTTCAAGCCCGCGTATCAGGTTGAGCCTCGCATCTCTGAGATGGTCGAAGATATCAAGGAGGTCCAGGGCCGTGTCCAGCGCGTGTTCTTCAACGACCTGTTCCTTGGCATCTCGCAGTTGGGCACTGTTCGAAGCGCAACTGAGATTGAAGCTCGACAGTCTGAAACGCTCATTCAAATCGGGCCTGTTATTGAACGAACCGAAGGTGAGCTTGATCGGATCATTAAGCGTGTCTACGCAATCATGTCCCGTCGGAAGCTGTTCCCTCCGCCGCCGCCCGAGATTGCGGGTCGTCCGCTCGTAATCAACTATATCTCGCTCTTCGCGGAGGTTCAACGCGCCGCTGCGACGACTGCGATCGAGCGGTTTGCTACCTTCGCTGGGACGCTCGCTGGGTCCATCAGCCCCGAGATCTGGGACAACGTTGACTCCGACGAGATGCTCGACGAGTATGCGGAGCGTCTGAACGTCCCCCCGAAAATCCTCCGGGCAACCAAGGCCGTAATGCAAATCCGTGCCGCCCGCGCTCAGCAACAACAAGCTGCGGCCGCGCTTCAGGTCGGCTCTGCAGCGGCCCAAGGAGCTGCGACCCTCTCGAAGACTGACGTTGGCGGCGGTCAGAATGCCCTGCAACAAATGCTCGGCTCCTCGCCGACCCAAGCCCCGCAGGCGGCCGCTGCATGACCAACCTTACCTCCAAGCGCGATGAAGCCAAGCTCCGCAAGCAAGCCGCTCGCGACGACGAGACCGATGCGACCATCATCAAAGTCCTGATGCAGTCCGGCAACGGTCGGCGCTGGGTTTATCTCCGCCTCTTCCACTCCGGCATCTGGCATGAGGACGGCGTCCTTGACCCCCAGCGTATGGCGTGGAAAGCCGGGCTCAGGAACGAAGGCTTGCGCCTGCAAGCGAGCATCATGCAGCACTGCCCAGATCTCTACACGAGGATGTGGCAAGAGAACAACAAGCTTGTGGCCGAGATGAACGAGGCCCCCGCAAACGACGAAGAGGAACCTATCGATGGCTGACGCCCCTGCTGCTCCCGCTTCCGCGGTCAATGCGCTCTATCCGACCAACGCTGAGGCTGGGAAGCCTGGCGAGATTGCCCCTGCGGCCGCTCCGGTCGATCCTGCAGCAGCCGCCCCGGCGGCACCGTCCGTAGAACCAGCTGCTGCCGCGCCTGAAGGCGCCCCCGCTGAGGGAGAAGCGAAGCCGGTCGAAGAGACCAAGCCTGAGGGCGAGGCCCCCGCGAAGATCGATCCTGCGAGCTATGAGATCAAGCTCGCGGAAGGTTTCGTCGTTGATGAACCTTCGCTTAATGAATTCAAGACCACTGCGGCCGAACTCGGCCTCCCGCCTGAGGGCGCGCAGAAGCTCGTGGATCTTTACACGAAGGTCGCTCAAGCACAAGTTGCCAAACTGAATGACGCCTCCGCGGCTGAGTTCCAACGCCAGCAGTCCGAATGGACGCAACAAGTACAAGCCATGCCGGAGTTCCAAGGCGAGCGCGCTGCGCAGACCACGGCATTCCTGGGCAGGGTAATGGACGAATTCGGAAGTCCTGAGGCGCGAGAGTACCTCAACTCCACCGGGGCAGGGAACCACCCGGCTATCGTCAAAATGATCCTCGGGATGGCTAACGCCCTCCTAGAGGGCGAACCTACCCCGGTTGGAAAGCCGGGCTCTCTCGCTTCACCTACAGGCAAAGCCCCTGCTCGCCGCAGCGGCGCTGAAATCCTGTATCCCTCCGCTCCGAATTAGGAACCACCATGGCTATTGAAACTCCTGGTCTATTCACCTACGCCGAATGGGCGTTGCGAATGGACGCTGACGGGAAATCATCGTTTCTCGTCAACCTCCTCTCCCAGAACAACGGTCTGCTCGAAGACATGCTCGCCGTCGAGTGCACCTCTGGGAACTCTTACGAGTTCACGCAGGTCGTGAAGCTCCCGACGCCAACCCGCCGTGCCTACAACCAAGGTGTCCCTCGCACGATGGCGGGCGTCGGCAAGCAGATCGTTACGACCAGCGAATATGCTGACTGGTCGGCGCTCGACGACTCGCTCGCTCGCCTCGGCGGAAATCTGAGCGAACTCCGCATGCAAGAAGACGCTCTCCACATGGAGGGCATCTCCCAGCAAGTGGCGTCCGACCTGTTTTACGCCAACCGCGCTACCGACCCGTATCAGTTCACTGGCTTCGCCAACATCTACAACACGGTCACGACCTCCACTTCTCAGATCGCCAACAACGTGATCGACTGCGGTGGGACCGGCTCGACCAATGGTTCGATCTGGCTGCTTGGCTGGGGTCCTCAGTCGATCTTCTCGATCTTCCCCAAGGGCCTGCCGGCTGGCCTTCAGCACGTCGACCTCGGACGCTCCTTCATCCCGGACAGCTCCTCCAACGAGTTCCTCGCTTGGCGGACCTGGATGCAGTGGAACATTGGTGTGGCCGTGAAGGACTGGCGCTTCGGCGTTCGGGCCGCGAACATCGACGTAACACTCTTCGGCGGTGGCTCGAGTGCCAACTTGATTGCGACACTGAGCGCCATGGCGATGAAGCCTCCGATCATGCCGGCGGGCGTCATGCCGATCCAGACCTCCGACGCGTACCCTGCGCTGACGATGGCCCGGTCGTGCTTCTACCTCAACCGCACTATCTACCTCCAACTCGACCTGCAGGCTCAGAACAAGACCAACCTGCTCCTCAAGATGGAAGAGTGGGATGGTCACGCGATCCTCACCTACCGTGGGGTTCCGATCCGCAACCAAGACGCTTTGACCATCGCTGAAAGCCGCGTGGTCTAAAGGAGCACATGAAATGATCGACCTTTCTCTCGTCTTTGACGGAACCTTCACGACCGACCCGCCGACTGGCGTGGCGATCACTGCGACTGCCACGAGCACCAACATCATCGATTGGCTCACCGGCCGAGATGTTGGCGCGGGGGAGCCGCTGGGCATCCACGTCCTCATCTCCGGCGCGTTCGTCACTACCAACTCCGCGACGCTGCAGATCAACTACCAGGTCTGCGATACCACCAACGGGACGTATCTGACGATCCTCTCGAGCCCGGTTTACCCCGCGGCTCAGCTGATCAAGGGCGCCCCTCTCTTTCGCTATGCCCTTCCGGTCAACCAGATCTTGAATGCCACCGCGGGCGTACTGAAAACTCCAGGTCGATACTGCCAGTTGCAGTACGTCGTGGGGACCGGGGTGTTCTCTTCCACCAGCGCGATCGTCGCTTTCTTGACCCCTCGTCAAGACCGCAACGAGTACTACAACTACCCGATCGGCTACACCGCCGCGGTTCAGTCGGGGCAAATCTGATGACCGCCCGGTACGAAATCCTCCAACGGACTTTCATCGCCCCGTACATGCTGGAAAAGGGCTCGATCATCGAGTACAAGGGGACCCCTGGTCCCCACCTTTTCCCGCTCAATGCGGAGGCTTCAGACGCCTTCGAGCGCTGGTACGAGGAAGAGCATCCCCAACTCGACAAGGATGGAGAGCCCATCTTCTTCCTCGACGAGAATGGCGCTCGGACTCAGAAGATGTGGAAGCCGCACGCGGCCTATCGTCGTCATG